AATAGAGCCACTTTTTTGGGTGGGGGGGTCAGACATAATGCCTTATATTGACCGCTGTAATCGACTGACTATGACTGCAAACCGAAAGGCGGCGGCTCTAAAAGCGCTTCAGGGCACCGAGAGACCAAGCCGCGAAATCAAGCCCCTGATCAAAAGCTTACCCGAGCGACCGCGCCCTGTCTTCACGCTAAGTGACGCTGAACTAGAGATTTACCAAAACCTCATCGAGCACTTGGCCGAGTACCAGTTGCTGCACACGGTGGACGCAATCGGCCTGAGCTTAATGGCCAAGAACATCGCTATTATGCGCTGGTGTGCCGAGGAGATTGAGAGCATCGACGATGTGATTCAAGTCTTCGAGAACGGGACTAGCAACGTGAGCGGTCTGTACACGGCGTACACTAAGGCGCAGCAATCGTTCACCACCATGATGAGCAAGTGGGGTCTGTCTCCTGTAGACCGCGAGAAGATTGCGGGCATGGTCCTGGGCCACGACGAGGACGACGTATACGAGAAGCTCAAGGCGAAGTAATGCCCTATGTCAACAGGAAAGAGAAGCGCAGACCGTGGAAGGCCAAGGCGAAGGGTCGCAAGGCCAAGCCGCAGCAAGGCCGCACGTCCTCACCTGATAGGCGATACCACACCGCGCAGTGGCAGAGAACACGCCTGCTCGTCTTGCAGCGCGATCCATTGTGTGTGTTGTGCGACAAGCTCGACAGAGTCACCCCAAGCAACGTCGCCGACCACCACCCGCCTGTGCGTATGCGGTGGCGATGGCCCGACGACCGATTCTACGACATCGAAACGATTAGGGGGTTGTGCGACTTCTGTCACGCTAGGGTTAGCGGCAGACAAGCCCACAAGAAAGAATGAGTACGCTACCGACATATGCCCAGTATGCGGACGATATCACCTCGGGGAAGATAGTGTCATCGAAGTACGTTAAGCTCGCGTGTGAGAAGTTCTTTGACTTGTTCGAGGACGAGCGCTATGTCTTTGACGCTGATAAGGCGCAGCGCTACATCGAGTTCTTCCACCAGTTCCTACGTCACAGCAAGGGCAAGTTTGCTGGGCAACCCTTCATGCTTCTGCCGTGGCAGCAGTTCATCGTAGCCAACATCTTCGGCTGGCACCACGCCGACAGCGGATACCGCAAATACAGGACGGCCTATATACAGGTCGGGCGTAAGAACGGCAAGTCCACTCTGCTCAGTGGGTTGAGCCTAGCCATGCTCGACTTCGACAATGAGCCTGGCGCCGAGGTCTACTACGCTGCTGTGAAGCGTGATCAAGCCCGCATCGTATTTGAGGAGGCGCAGCGCATGGTCAAGGCCAGCCCCATCTTGAACAAGCGTATTGGATGCCACCGTGCCAACATGCATGTGACCAAGACCAACAGCAAGGCGGAGCCGTTGAGCAGCGACAAGAACAGCTTGGATGGACTAAACAGCCATCTTGCTGTTGTCGACGAGTACCACGCTCACCCCACCAGCCACGTATACAACGTGCTAAAGTCTTCTATGGGTTCGCGACTACAGCCACTTATGATGACCATCACCACGGCAGGCTTTAATGTTGATGGCCCATGCTATCAGTTGGCCAGGACATGCAAGGAGGTGCTAGACGGCAAGAAGGAGGACGAGAGCCTGCTTGCTCTCATCTACGAACTTGATGATGACGACGACTGGAAGGACGAGGAGGTGTGGATCAAAGCCAACCCTAGCCTACACGAGAGCATCAGCATGGACTACTTGCGTGAGCAGAGCGTCCAAGCACGCAACTATGGTGGCGCGGAGGAGGTGAACTTCAAGACTAAGCATTGCAACCTCTGGGTCCGCAGCGAGGTTACTTGGATACAGGATGAGGTTTGGATGGACAATGACCACCAGCGCTTCACTCCCGAACAGGGCCAAATCTGCTATGGCGGACTTGACTTGGCAAGTGTCAACGACTGGAGCGCACTATGCCTAGCCTTCCCGCGTGAGGATGGCGGCTACGACACCAAGCGCTTCTACTGGCTACCAGAGGCTGCTGTTGAGCAGCGACTCTACAAAGACGAGAATACCATCTACCTGCAGCTCAAAGACGCCACAGAGGTGACCGTCACGCCAGGCAACGTATGCGACTACGACTACATCCGCAAGGCCATCAGCGGATACTATGTCGAGAATGGTCAAGTCAAGTTTGACGAGGACTGCATCATGCGCAGGTACAACGTCAAGAGCATCGCCTACGACCGATACAACTCCACGCAACTCGTCATCAACCTACAAAACGACGGGGTGGAGATGAGTCCCATGGGCATGGGATTCGTCAGCATGAGCGCACCCATGAAAGAGCTGTATCGCTTGGTCCTTGAGGGCAAGATTAATCACGAGGGCGATCCCGTTCTCCGCTGGATGATTGGCAACGTTAGCGTCGCCTACGACCCAGCCTTAAACATGAAACCAGACAAAGCAAGAAGTGGCGATAAGATAGACGGCGTAGTGGCACTGGTGTGTGCCATCGGAGAGGCTATGACGTATGAAGATGATGACAATACCCTTCCTGACGATTTCAACATACGATTCATATGAAACCCAAGCGCACATGCGAGGATGAACTCGCCTTGGCCAAGAAGCTAAGCAGCCCCGAAGGATTCTTGAATGAATACCAACGGCGCCTCTATCAGCACAAACGAAACATCGATGCGTATTACAGCGTAGAGGATGACTTCGAGCGCATCTTTGGACGAACGAGGTACAGCTGCTACCAGAGCTTCCATACGATTATGAGACGGCTCCTGAAGAGTCGAACAAAGTAAGACAAAAGTTGTCCTGCATTACGTATTATTGCGAACATGGCTGAGAACCGCAATGGCCTGTTGGCCCGCATCCGCAAGGCATTTGGCGGGCAAGAAAATACGGAGGAGCGTTCATTTGCCAACGTGCATATGGGAGCGTCGTTCCCCTTCGTGCCGACTACGACTGGCTTCTCACTTAGTGAGGACGGAGCGTTAGCGGTTAGCGCTGTATACGCTTGTGTGAACAAGATCAGCAGCACCATCGCCAGCATGGACTTGCACTTGTATGAGCGCGACCGTGATGGCAAGATTATGCTTGATGCTCACCCAAGTCTGTACTTGGTGTCTCAGGCGCCAAGTGAGTACTGGAATCCATTCCAGTTCTTCCAGCATCTCGTTAGCGATGCGCTCATCCACGGATGCGGTTATGCCGAAATCAAGCGCAATATCGCTGGCGACCCCGTAAGCCTCGAACTCCTCTCACCCACAAAGGTGAAGATGAAGTACATTGATGGTCGTCGCATGTACATCCATGAGGATCACAGCGATGCCTACTACAACGAGGACTTACTTGTGGTGGAATGCTTCCGTGGGTTGTCACCCATTCGTGAGCACATGGAAAACATCTCACTAGGGTATGCTGCACAGATGTATGGCAGCAGCTTCTTTGGCAGTGGCGGTAACATGAGCGGCGTATTGCATACGGACAAAATCCTGACTGAGGAGCAGTACAACCGACTGATGCAGACGTGGGACGCTAAATACCACGGCATGAACGCGGCACACAGCACGGCTGTGCTTGAGGCTGGGTTGCGCTACGAGCGAGTGGGCATCCCGCCCGATCAGTGTCAGTTCTTGGAGACTCGCAAGTACCAGGTAGAGGAGGTTTGCCGCATCTTCAACGTGCCCACGAGCATGGTTCAGATGGACGCAAACGTCAAGTACAGCAACCAAGAGCAGCAAGACCTCTTCTTTGCTAAGCACACGATTGCCCCTTGGCTCAAAAACATTGAGCAAGAACTCAACAAGAAGCTGCTGAAAAAGTCGGAGCGCGGTAAGCGCATGTTCAAGTTCAACATGATGAGTTTGATGCGTGGCGATATGCAGGCTCGTGCCAACTACTACCAAACTCTCTTGATGTCTGGAGTATTCAGTGTCAACGAGGTTCGGGCGATGGAGGACAAAAACAAGGTGCCAGAGGGTGATCAGCATTTGGTTCAAATCAACCAAATCCCACTTGACAGCATGCAGTCGTATGCTCAAAGCGTCACCAACTCCCACAATCAAAATAGCGATGGCTGAGACCTACGGAGGATATCCAGAGGCTGCCCGCAATGCCGCTCGACGCGCCTTGCCCCATACTGGTGTGCTAGCAAAATCAAACAACAAGAAAAAAAGAGCAACGCTATGAGTGACTTTGAAAGACGTTGCGCGGACATTGAGTTCCGTGACGACGATGATGGCGGTCGCATTGTGACGGGCTACGCAGCTGTATTTGACGCAGAGACACGCATTGGCGAAGTCGACGAGGTCATCAGCCGCGACGCGTTCAACGACAGCCTTAATGACGACGTGGTTGCTTTGTTCAACCACGACATGAACATGGTCCTCGCCCGCAGCACAGGCGGTGAGGGCACCCTCCGTATGGAGATTGACGAGAAGGGCTTGAAGTACACCTTCCGTCTTGGTAATCAGACGTATGCCCGCGACTTGGAAGAATCCATCAAGCGAGGCGACATCAAGGGCAGCAGCTTTGCTTTCACCGTGCGAGAGGATCAGTATGAGCGCCAAGACAATGGCCGCTACCTCCGTCGTATCGAGAAAATCGGACGTCTCATCGACGTCTCAGTAGTCTCGGTTCCAGCCTACCCACAGACTTCGGTCGCTATGCGCGACATGATTGGTGCTCTCGAGTCTCAATCGGAAACAGAAATTCCCACCTCCAAGGCTCATCTTGTGAAGCTGGCCGAGGCACAATTGTCCATTCACAAACTCAAATCCTAACAGGATGAAAAACTCTCTCTCTCTCAAAGAGGAGCGCGGTGCCAAAGTCGCAGAACTTGAGGCGCTCGTTCAGGGTGCCAAGGCCGCAGACCGCGACTTCACCCAAGATGAGGAATCGCGTCAAGCGACCCTCAATGATCAAATTGCCGACCTCGACGGCAAAATTGCTAACGCGGAAAAGACAGAGGCTATCTTGGCCCGCAACGCAGCTATGACGGCTAGCGAGACCGCTGAGGACCGCGACATCGCAAAGGTGCAGCGTAGCTACAGCTTCGGTAAGGCTATCCAAGAGGCCGCTAGCGGACGTGGCTTGACGGGCTTGGAAGCAGAGATGCACCAAGAGGCTCGCAACCAAGCTAAGAACGCTGGTGTGGCCACTACTGGTAACCTCCAGATTCCCATCTTCGAGCAGCGTACTGTGGGTCTCGCTACTTCTGTTGCGGGTGTAGAGCAGCTCAGCACGTTGGCTGCCTTGGTGCCTAAGCCTCTCATCGAGACATTGGGTGCTCAGCGCATCACGGGTGTGTCAGGCGACATCAAGTTCCCTAAGTTGAAGGCTGCTGCTACCCTCCACACGGATGAGGCCACCAGCGCTACCGCGTCTCCTGGCTTGGATACTGCTGTGACCATGTCTCCCGAGCGTGTTGGTGCTCGCCTCGATGTCTCTAACCAGACGTTGGCTCAGCTCAACGGAAGCTTGGAGGCTGTCTTGGCTGGTCAGATTGCCAACGAGATTGGCTCTGCTGTGGACCGCATGTTCTTCTCAGAGGTGGTTGGCACTATTGCTAACGATGCTACGGCTGGTACGACTGCTGCTTTGCCGACATACGCTGAGTTGACAGAGCTTGAAGGTATTGTGGGCGATGCTCACGCTTTGGGCAACAACTGCGCTTACGTCACCACTCCTGGTATGCGCGCCCTCTTGGCGGGTCAGGGTAAGTTCGGTACTGGCTCAGGTCAGGCGTTCATCGAGAACGGCCAGCTCTACGGGTACAACGTTGGCGCTACCAACATCGCTGAATTGAGCAACGCTACCGCTGGTGTCGTGGCATTGGTGTTCGGTGAGTTCTCTCACGCAGCCGTTTGCTACTGGAATGGCTTGGATCTCTTGATTGATCCTTACACCGAGTCTCCTAAGGGCATCACGCGGATGGTGGCCCAAGTGTACGCTCAGGCTAAGCCTATGTACGCAGGTGCCTTCACCAAGTTGCTCCTCGATGACAACTTCGCAGCGTAATAGCTGACTGAATAAACACGAAAGGGGGAGGGAATGTCCCTCCCCTTTTTTCTCTCAAAACACCGCACATGGACTTCTACAGCAGCTCAAGAATCGCCAACACATCTGACTGGATT